AATGATTGGGTTAAACTTGAAGAAACAAAGCAACAAGCAACCAAATGTTGGTTCGACAATCTTAAAAAGTTTTACATGGTCAATTCATTTGAATCTGTGAGTGATTGTATTGATAAGGCTTTATACCATAGCGGTTACGCAACGTCCGAAACTGCAAAACTAAAAACTGACGCTCCAAAGAAATCAAGTGACCGTGACTCAAGTCACTATGATATTGAAGATGGTTTCAAGTTTATCAACCCTGATAAAGCACTTGGAAAATCAGGTGTTGAAGTGATGAACTCTACTATTCGTAGCGTTTCAACTGGTAAAAAGGGCAAGTTAGAGCCAAAGAATATAACCGAGTTTGCAACGTATAAAGAATTGAAAGATTATTATTATTCTGTACAATCTAAGTCGTCCACTAAGGCAAGTGATTCAAGTGATTCAAGTGGTGAAGATAGCGCAAGTGGTAAAGGTAGCGGTAAAGATAGCGTAAGAGATAGCGATAAAGCCCTAACAGTTGAGCAGGCAATTGCATTTATAGCAACGTCATTACCTGAAATTGCAAGGGTTGCAACATTGGCTAACGCTGTTAGAGGAACAGAGGGTTTTGAAGATTTAAACCGTATCCTTAAATCAATTCAAATTGAAACACCAGTTTATCCAGATAAACCAAGCGCACCAACTGACATCACACCCGAACCTATAGTACTTGAAGAACTTAAAGAAGATGAAGAAGTCGAAGCATTCGAATTGGATAGACAACACGTGGATATACTAGCCCAATGTAACAATAAATATAATATTGATATATTGGAGCTTTTGGGAGCGGATAAGATAATCGAACTGGTAGAGTTGACAATAGATGACGGTTACGACTTATTCGCTGAGATGGTAGTCGAAGAATTGAGAGAACTTAGAGTTAACATCTAACACCCTACGGTTTACCAGTTAGACAATACGGTTTAACTGGTTAAACCAACCCCATCACTTAATCAAAAAGGAATTATAAAATGACTTCATTATCTATAGCTTTAATTATTATCTCATTCGTAACAATAACAACATCATTAGCAGGCTACCTACTTTATCAATATCTACACGGTGCCGGGTAGCCAGGACCTATCACCCGGTTCCTATCACCGGGGTTCTTCCTATCACCGACAACAACCGACCCTACATCAAGGGTCGCTCAGTTTAACCAGTTAAATCAAAAAGGAAATTAATCATGCTTAATGAAAAGTTCAAGGGTAGTAACGACAAAGGCCCGAAAATGACCCGATGGGCGCAAGTTGCATCATTCGTCACAGGCACCCCAACAAGGGATGATTTGAGTGTTAGTCGCTCGCTTGCCCTATGGACTGACGGCAAGGTTCAAGTGAGTGAGCAACGTGACGGTATCACATTGCACTCCAACAAAAAGCACCTGTGTGCTGTTGAACTCAAATACCCTATATCTAGGGTTTCATTTGACCTATACCTAGATATGCTCTCGGATGATGGAAAACCGTATGCGAAGTCGTACTACGACCCAAGGCAAAATGGTACTGCTGACATTTGACAATGATGTGCATTAGTGTATAATATGTACCAAGTGAAGAGAAAAAGATTTTAACTTACTTACTAACCCAGTTTAACTGGTTAAACGACAACAACGAGGTAGCAACATGATTACTAGATTCCAAGTAAAGGATTCACGCATGGTGAACGACAAGATTAAGGGCAAGGTTCTTGACCGACTAGAAACCATCAACAGAATGATGATTAAGGGAAAGTTATGGACAACTGAATCAGCAAAGATTCAGAAGACTAACAAAGGGGGTATCATTAACGTGGTCATGTTCCTCGCGCCTGCCGATGAGGTCGCTAGTGAACCGTTCACATTGTGTCCTTGGGCTAAGGATAACGACTGTCTAGCCAACTGTATTAACAAACAGGGTCGCTTGGGTATGCCCAATGGGCAAGACGCTCAACTCTGGAAAACTGTTATGTACTTGTTGGACTTTGAAGCATTCAAGAAGAAAGCAATCAAGGAATTAAAAGCCTTGGTTAGAAAGCATGGTGCTGAGAATCTAAGGGTTAGACCTGACGGTACAAGTGATGCTATTTGGGATTGGCTAATAGCAGAGTTTCCTAACGTGAGATTCTATGGCTACACCAAGGGCATGGGTAAGATTGTTAGGGATGCTAACCCCAACCATTGGCTAACCTTTAGTGGTAGCAATGCCAACCCTATGGTGCGTCAACGTACCAAGATGGCTATCAAGAGTGGAATGCGTGTGGCATTAGCACTCAATAGCGGTGGATTCCTTGGGGAATGGTCGAAACCATACAAACACGAGCGGTTGCTTGATATGGACTTGCAAGATGACCGCACCGATGACCCACAGGGTACTATCGGACTGCTACGCAGGAAAGGTAGTAACAAAACAACTCGCTTGGCTGAAGAGGGTCACGGTCACTCGTTCTTCTTCACTAAGACTCAATTGAACAAGCTATTGCTTGAAACATTAATATAAGAGGTACACTCATGGAAAACTTACACTCAACACAGCTAAGAAACGCTAGAGAATTACTTAACAGGGCTGACTATGCCTGCCTGAGTGCTAGGGATGTGGAAGAACTTAAAGACCACATAGCAGACCTAGAAATCGAAGTTAGGGTAGAGAAATCTATTGCCCTACAAACCCTAGCACTTAACTTGGAGGCGATGGCATGAGTACAACACAGGAACCTACGTTAGAAAGCCCTATTGAGACTTGGAAATCTGACTTAATCGGTTGGGAGTGGAGGGTATTAGAGAAGGTCAACGATGACTACTGGTACTGTGCCGTCCAGAGTCCTATGACTCATGGAACATGGGATTTTGGGGGTGTTAGCCCACAAGATATTCAACAGGCTTTTGCATATAGAGTTGGAGAGGTGGCGTAATGAAATATTACAGAATTGAGTGGTCACGCACATACCACACGACAGGTGTGGATTATGTTGAAGCTAATAGCGTCAAGGAAGCTGAAGCTATAGCTATGGATGAAATCGGTGACTACAACGGTCATCGAGAAATTGACCCTGACCATGATGTGGTCTATGCAACGGAGGAAATGAGATGAGTTCAGTTTATCCAGTTAAACCAAGGTCGCTGATATATTGGTCAATCTTTGATGGGTGTGGCATGGGTGTACAGGCTGCCAAGGAAGAGGACTATATCCTCAAGGAAGTTCATACCTTTGAGGTTGACCCTTATGCCATGAAAATCAGTAAGAAAAACCATCCCGAATCTATACAGCATGGGTGTGTCACCAACTGCACCTACGAGGCGATGAAAGACTCACCACCTGACGTTATTATCGGAGGGTCACCATGTCAGGGCTTCAGTAGTGCCGGGTTTCAGAGGGGCTTAGAGGACAGCAGGTCCAGGTTATTCTGGGAGTGGATACGCATTAGGGATTTAGCCCTAGAATTGAATCCGAATTGTGTGTTTATCCTAGAGAATGTACGCATGAAATCCGAATGGGTGGATAAGCTGAGTGATGAGGTGGGAGTCCGTCCTATCACCATCAACAGCAGCCTACTCAGCGCACAGAATCGTGTGCGGTTGTACTGGTCGAACAAGCCAATTACTGTACCCGAAGATACTGGGGCAAAACTCAAGGACATCCTTGAGGTAGGTGGGTTCGTAACGGACAGGGATAAGTCATACTGTATTGACGCTAACTACTTTAAAGGTGGCAACGTCAAGAACTATCTTCAGAAACACCGCAGGCAAATCGTGTTCAGTCCTCAAGGGTTGGCTCATGTAGCCAATGCTGACATCAACGGCAATGACTCGTTGAAACGTGTCTACCATGAGGACGGTAAGTCACCAACTGTAACGGCACAAGGGGGTGGCAACACCGAACCCAAGGTGCTTGTACACCCTGCGAGTATTGTAGGGCGTAGGCTCAACGACAAGGGGAAGAGAGAGGACTACAACAAGGACTTGAAGATGACCCAATGCCTACAGGTCAAGCACAACCCTGATAAATCAGGATGCTTAACGACTGTGGAAAAGGACAATGTTCTTAGCCTAAATCCGCCGGGCAGGTACCCCAATGCCTATGAGGATGAGCAATTGATGTGGCGTAAACTCACCCCTTTAGAGTGTGAGCGACTACAAACACTACCTGACGGATACACAGAGGGTGTAAGTAATACCCAGAGGTACAAGATGTTGGGTAATGGATTCACCGTATCAGTAATTCGTCATATCCTTAGATGTACATTAGGGTAAGGCATTAATATAATGTATAATATAAACCAAGAGGTAACACAATGGATGATGTAATACGGACGGTCTACGGTTTTGAACGTAACACCATAGGCTATAGGTATGTAAGGGCATGTATGAAAAGGAAGAAGATTCTGCACCCTTGGAAGTTTCTCGCTACCTACGAGCCGACAAAGGTCAAGTGTTCTACATCAGGACACTTAGGCAGAGCATCATCAATGTTAGAAGAGTTTCACCCTGATTTTAAATTTTATTACTAACCAAAGGAAATACCATTATGAAAAACACTACATCTAAAGTTTCACAAAAAGTTCTAGTTCGTAACCACTTGTCTAAAGGTGGAAAGATTGACTCATCAACTGCGCTTAGAGCGTTCCGTTGTACTCGTCTGGCCGCAGTAATTTACACACTCAAGCAAGACGGTTACGACATCCATGCTCAACGTGTCCGTCAGTTAGATGGTACGGTATTGGCTACCTACAGTTTAGCTGTATAAACTGATATAATATGAACACAGGGGTGTGTGTTGCATCCCTGTAATTTACCTCCCTGCGACAGATTGTCGCATGGTACACTTATACAAAATAAGGAACTAAGGAATTGACTTTACTTAAAGTACCCTACTTAGAAATATTCATTTCGGAAAGCAACAACAATCATCTCTTCTGTTACAGGATAGACGAGGAAACACTTTTCGTGACCCTACTGCAAAAGGATTTTGTAATCTCAAGGGTCTAATAACTTACTTATGAGGCTATCGGAACTCCCATGACTACACATAATATAAACAAAGAAGAGGTAATAAAACTCAAAAACCTTATCGAACAGTTCAGGTTGCATGATTCAGAAATGCAACTACAGACTGTGGTTGCCCTGCTTAATACACATCTAAGACAGGACCACCCAGATGGATATTCGGTTAAGGATATGGCTAAGGACTTGGGGTTATCTCAGGCTAGTGCATCCAGAAATTGGATGGTATGGTCTAAGCTGACTCGGCAACGTACCCCTGGACCTGACTTTATCCAAGCAATTGAATGTCCAAACAACCGCTCACGGAAACGTCTATCCCTTACATATAAAGGTATAAAGTTCCTTGAGCATCTTTTCCCACAGTAGTTTAACCAGATAAACTGAGGAGGTATATTATGGCAGTATCCGCTAGAGGTACTGGATTCCAAATGACTGTCACGCACAAGGGTCACAGGGTTAGAAAGACATTCCCTACGCACCTTGAAGCATTGACTGCTGAGTTACAAACCAAGCAAGCTATGATTGATGGCAAGCCTATACCGCAGTATGGTAATGGTACTGTCCAAGGTACATGGACTCTAGGTGAAGCCTACAGTAAGGTGTGGGCTATCCAATGGTCTGATTCTGCTTATCCCCTATGGCAAGGTAGGCATAGAGATAAGGTGCTGTCATACTTTGGTACTAACTCATCCGTTAAGGACATCACTACCGCTAAGGTTAGTGAGTTTACGATTATGCTTAAGACTCAAGGGTTGGCTAATAGCACCATCAACCACACGCTTCAGTCGCTCAGAAAGGTCATGCGTTTCTGTGACCAGAACGATAAGCTAGACCGTATGCCTGTGATTAAGTCGCTCAAGATTAGCAACGCTCGGAATCGGTATCTAACCAAGGAAGAGTGCAAGCTACTTAAGGATGCGTGTAGTTCTAACCAAGACCTACAGGACTCTGTTGTCCTATCATTATTAACCGGGGTACGAGTGAGTGAGTTGTGGCGTATCAAGTTTAGGCATTTCAATGAGGGATTCCTCTACATTGAGAAATCTAAGAACGGTGACCCACGCTCTATACCTGTTCACTCACAGGTCCAGGGGATAATAAATCGTAGGTTTAGCAACCCTGATGACTTTGTGTTCCATGATACTAACGTGGTTAGGGAGCCTTGGGATAAGGTCAGAGAAACCTTGGGGTGGGATGACGTTGTATGGCATACATTACGGCACACTTTTGCGAGTCTACTGGCTCAAGGTGGTACGGATATGACTGTCATCATGGGGTTAATGGGTCATCGTAATTTGGCAACTACCATGAGGTACGCTAAGTTAGCCCCCAAGAACTATAGGGAGGCGATAACCACATTGGATGTTTAATCCCCTACGGATGTCACAAAGTCACAAGTGGCAAATTAGAGGTTGCAAGTAGCTAAACGTGTGGTATACTATCCCCCGATTTACCAATATAATCAATAAGTTACACCGCCTCGGTGGCGAAATTGGTAGACGCAAGGGACTTAAAATCCACGCAGATGGGTCTTACACTCTCCAACAGGAACCCTCTAAACATTGAGGGTTTCTTTTACATCCGTTATGTACATTGGTGTATAATATCCATTCATTGCCTACGAGGTTCGCCTAATTGGTGACCTAACAACACAGGAGAAGCTATGGAAGTAAACAAACTGGCTAGTGAGCAGCTGGTAGCGCAGTACATGATTCACTCATACCTTTATTATATAGAGGGTACGAGTATCATTAGCGACAGGTCGTATGACCTGCTATGTAAGCGGTTACTAAGGGAGTGGGATGACCTGTGCCACCCTCACAAAGCCCTTATAGATAAGGATGCCCTCAGTAGTGGCACAGGGTTTTACCTCAAGGCAGAGGATTACCCCTCAATTGCTAAGATAACGGCAAGGGAGTTACTACTTGAGGGGGGTGACACCAAATGGACACTCTAGCCAAAAGGGTTCTATATGACAGACAGGTAGAGTTGGAAGAGAGGATGAGTTCTAGGGGTATCATAAGATACCGTAAGAACTTAGAGCAATCCCTCCCAAGTAATAACCTTAGTGGTATATCCCTTATGAAGAAGACAGTAGGGGAAGTTGAGCAGGGTATCATTGAGTACCTTGAAGATACCTTCCTTGGCAATGCCGGGCGAGGTAACTCAATCAAGTCTGCTAGGTTACTTAATATGGTATCGCCTGATGTGTCAGCTTACCTTGCCCTTAAGACAACCATTGACCACATGTCATTGAACCCTGCCCTTACAGCTACGGCAATGAGGATAGCCGGGTTCATTGAGGATGAGTTTAAGTTTGACCTATTTAAGAAGCAGGAACCTAGATTGTATGGGGCAGTCAAGGTCCAGGTCAGTAAGCGTACCTCTAATAGGCATTATATGAGGTATAACCTTATACATACGATGAACAAGCATGCCTTACTTACCTATGAGCCTTGGTCTAGGAGTGAGAAACTACACCTAGGGTGCAAGTTGCTTGACATTATCGTAAGGACTACTGGTTTAATAGAGAAAGGTAAGATTGGGCAGGGTCGTAGGTCTAAACTTATCATTCAACCTACCAAGGGTGCATTGGAGTGGGTGACTGAGGTCAATCGCAATGGGGAATCTCTAAGTCCATCCTATGCACCCTGTATTATCCCACCTAAGGAGTGGACAAGCGTGTACTCAGGGGGTTATTGGAGCGAACATATACGACCACTACCTTTGGTCAAGACAACCAACAGGTGCATCCTAGAGGAGTTTGACAACCATGAGATGCCGTTGGAATACAAGGCAATTAATGCGCTACAAAACACAGCTTGGCGTGTTAACACAGCAGTCCTGTCTGTAGTAGAGCAGTTGTGGGATAGAGGGGGGTCCTGGGCAGGGTTACCAAGTAGGGAATCACTTCCCATACCAACCTGTCCACTACCCAAGGACTTAGCCAAGGCAGATATGTCTGTGATACAGGCAGAACAGTTCAAGATGTGGAAGCGTAGGGCTAGTGTGGTGTATAATAAGAACGCTAAGATGGCATCAAAGCGGTTAACATTAATACGCACCATACAAATGGCTAAAGAGTATAAGGATGAGTTGTTCTTTGTATATCAAAACGACTTTCGGTCTAGAAAATATGCGGTTAGCAGTTTCTTAAACCCCCAAGGTACAGACTATACCAAGGCATTGCTACATTTTGCCAAGGGTAAACCTATCGACTCTGAGAGAGCGTTTCATTGGTTGTGTATACAAGGTGCTAACACCTTTGGCAACGACAAGGTGGCGTTTGACCAACGACAACGATGGGTTGAGGAGCATGAGGAGTTTATCCTTAAGGTTGCCCTGGACCCGTTGGGTTATTCGTGGTGGTGTGATGCGTCAGACCCATTCCAGTTCTTAGCATTTTGCTTTGAGTACGCAGGCTTTAAGCGTGATGGGTGGGGTTTCGTTAGCCACTTGCCCATTGCGCTTGATGGTCGTAACAATGGGCTACAACATCTTAGTGCTTTGGGTCTTGATGAGGTAGGGGGTAAGGCTACTTGTTTGGTTCCTAGTGATACACCAGAGGATATGTATCAGATGGTGTACGAGAAGTTATGGGAGAAGGTCGAAGCTGATGCTGATAACCCTATGGCTCAACTGTGGTTAGCCTTTGGAGCATCTAGGAAGACCGTGAAGCGACCAATCATGGTAATCCCTTACGGTGGTAGTAGGTTCTCTTGTTCAGAGTACATACAGGATTACATCAACGAGATGATTGACGCCGGGCATGAAGATGTATTCGGAGATGACCAGTTCAAAGGTGTTCTCTACTTATCTAATCTGCTATGGGATGCGGCCAATGAAGCTGTGCCTGCGGCTCGTAAGATAATGGCATACCTACAAGCTGTTGGTAAGTCGTTGTCTGCGGAGAACTTGCCTGTTATATGGATGACACCAACAGGGTTTTGGATTCATCAGATGTATCCTGATACGGTGGCGAGGAGAATCACTACCCACATAGATGGTGTGCTTATTAAACCTCAGTTGCGTATAGATAACTTCAAGGCTATAGACAAAAGACGAGCGGTGAATGGGATTGCACCTAACTTTGTACACGGTAACGATGCGAGTGCTATGACTTTAACTATATGTAAGGGTGTGGACAATGGTATTGATTCATTCGCCATGATTCACGACTCCTACGGCACACACGCCTGCGATACGGACAAGCTAGGTTCATTACTAAGAGAGGCTTTCGTGGAGATATATAGGGTGGACAGGCTAGAGGAGTTCGCATCCCATGCAAGGGAAGTATTAGGTGACGATACACCTAGCCCACCACCTAAAGGTAACTTAGATATAGAGCAAGTATTAGAGTCGAAGTATTTCTTTGCCTAATAGTTGTACACTAATGTAAAATATAAGGATGATGCAAAGAATGGACAGTCTAGTTATAAACTATAAACCGAAAATTGATACCGAGTTTAACCAGTTAAACCACAACCAATTAGTAACAACAATCACTATTTTAAAGATGAGAGATATAGCAGTACCAATTGACTTACACGCCAGAGCAGTAGCAGAAGGCATAGATGTCGAAGCAATTCTAAATTCGTAGATACCATAAGGAAATTCATGACAACACAAACTACAGAAAACTTTTCAGTAATCGCAGGACAGGCTTACTACTGTTCATTCATCACACCTGATTCATACAAGGGTGGACCTAAGACCTACAAAGGTAGAGTTCTATTAAAAGAAGAGGATGCGGTAGACCTCATGTCTTACTGTGATTCCTTAGTGGACTCACAAATGGCAGAAGTAAAGAAGGAGAACCCGAAGAAACGTCAGATTAATGTGCATCAAATGTACTCATTCCTTGATGACTTTCCGGGCATGGTGGCATTCACCTTCAAGCAGGCGGCAGAAGTACCCACTAGAGATGGTGGTATATGGGAACCAAAGGTTGCTATCTACGATGCCAAGGCAAAGAGAGATACCAACATCAAGTCCATCCCTAATGGGGCAACAATCAAGGTGGCATGGTCACCAAGACCTTGGTTTCAAAGTGGTAATAATATGTGTGGAGTGAAGATGCAACCTACCTCTGTGCAAGTAGTTGATATTAATACTGAATTAGCAGGGGGAACGGAAGGAAATCCATTCTCTGAAGTAACAGGACAAGGAGTCTATGAGACGCAAGCATATCAAGAGGCAGCACAGGGGGAAGACTTATTCTCCGAAGAAGGTGAAACAGAACAGTCTGGGTCAGACTTTTAGGAGCAACTTTGAGTATGAGTTCGCTGAAGATTTAATCATGCGAGGTGTTCACTACGAGTACGAAACTACTAGGGTGGACTACGAACAGAAGAGATTCTACAAACCAGACTTTGTTCTGGACAACGGAATCATCATTGAAACCAAGGGATATTTTTATAGTGATGACCGCACCAAGCACAAGTTAATTAAGAAACAGCACCCTGACCTAGACATTAGATTTATCTTCATGAATCCTGATGCCAAAGGTCAGGCAAGTAAGGTAACTAATGCTGAGTGGTGTAAGAAGAATGGATTCAAGTACGCAAGGATGCGTCTTCCAAAGGAATGGGCTAATGAGAAGAACAACTGATTTCATAGTTGTCAAGGAAGTAAATGATATATGTCCATGCACAGCAAATGAGATTGACAAAGTACATAGAAGATTAGGGTGGCTGAGGATTGGTTACCACTTTGTTATCACAGCGAATGGAGAGATACAGAAAGGTAGGGATATAAGTCAGGCAGGGGCGCACTCAAGGGGGTACAACGACTGCTCTATTGGCATAGGACTTTGTGGTCCAGGGGCTTCCGAAGAGCAGTTGTCCTCATTGATGTTGTTAACCGCAGGCTTGACTATGAAGTACCCCAGAATAGAAGTCATCAATCACCCCTTGTTCGGGGATAAAGGAGAGGAGTTCGATGCAGAGTTATGGTGGAAGAATACCCTGAGTCAAATCTCATAATGAAGACCTCATGTCCTAGCTGTAGTTCGTCAGATGCTAACTGCGTTTATGACGATGGGCATGAGTATTGTTTTAGTTGCGGTCATCGCTCCGCAAGTTCTAATAGCGAAACACCTACAAGGAAACCAAAGATGGCAGTAGATTTAATAGAGGGTGGACAGATTCAACCCCTTAATAATAGAGGTATCCACTTAGATACCACACAGAAATTTAAGTATGAGCGAGGTAGCTTCAATGGTAAGCCTTGTCAGATAGCAAACTACTACAAGGATGGGGGTCGTGTAGCACAGAAGGTAAGATTTCCTAATAAGGATTTCTTATTCATAGGGGATACCAAGGAAGTAGGACTCTATGGGCAATGGTTGTTTAAGGGTAAAGGTAAGATGGTGGTGGTCTGTGAGGGAGAGATAGACACACTAACAGTCAGTCAAATATTTGGTAACAAGTTCCCTGTAGTTGGTATACCCAACGGAGCAAATGGGGCTAAGAAATCCATCAAGAAGGAACTTGAATGGTTATGTAAGTTTGACCAAGTTGTACTGTGTTTCGACATGGATGAGCCGGGGCAGTTAGCAGCAAAGGAATGCGCTGAGTTGTTCCCACCTAATAAAGCTAGGGTTGCACACCTTCCGATGAAAGACCCTAACGATATGCTGAGAGATGACAAGGTAGCTGAGTTGACATCTGCTATATGGGAGGCTAAGAGTTATCAACCTGATGGCATACTTAATGGGCAGGACTTATGGGATTTGGTAAGCACAGAGGATAAGACCGAATCTCAGCTATACCCCTACGAGGGTATCAACAAGATGACCAAAGGGATTAGGCGAGGTGAGATTGTTACTGTGACCGCAGGGTCAGGGATTGGTAAGAGTCAGATAGTGAGGGAGTTCACCCACCACTTGTTAAATCAGGGTGAGAGCATAGGCTACATTGCCCTAGAAGAGAACGTCAAGAGGACAGCCTTAGGGTTGATGTCGTTGGCGATTAACAAACCGCTTCATCTGGGTACTGAACATGTATCAGAGGAAGAGTTGAAGATGGCATTCGACAATACCTTAGGTACAGGTCGTGTGTTTCTCTATGACCATTGGGGGTCTACCGAAACGGATAACCTACTCAATAAGATTAGGTTCTTAGCCACCACAGGTGAGTGTGGGTACGTTGCCCTGGACCACATATCAATTTGTGTTAGTGGTATGGAGGGTGGTGACGAGCGGAGAATCATTGACAACTTAATGACTAACCTTAGGTCACTAGCAGAAGAACTCAATATTGGATTGATACTGGTGAGTCATCTTAAAAGACCTAGTGGAGATAAGGGTCATGAAGATGGGGCTAAGACTTCCTTGGCACAACTAAGAGGGTCAGGTGCTATCGGTCAGTTGAGTGACATAGTTATTGGGTGTGAGCGTGACCAACAGTCTGGGGATGCAGCCAACACAACCACAGTAAGGATACTGAAAAACAGATGGACAGGGCAGACAGGAGTTTGTTCCATCTTGAACTATGACATCAACACAGGACGGATGATTGAAGTGGCAACATCCGAAGAGGATGCGGTAGACATCGGGTCATCAGACCCTTTCAGCAATGTAGATATGGAGGACAACGAATGGGCAGCTTAGAGATTAATGAAGGTGGATTGTGGGTTGGAGATATGTTTATCTCGTGGGATGACATTCGTAACAAGGTAATAGATACATACCCTAAAGATAACATGCTTGATGTCAAGGCAGTTAGAGGAATCGTTGAGGAGTTAAGGTATCTCGCTGACGATATTGAAGCTGAATACTAATGAGGTTGGTATTCGATATTGAAACTAATGGGTTGTTGGATAAGGAAGACCTAAAGATTCATTGCATCGGCATACATGACTTAGACAACGGATGGACTAAAGTATATGACAATAGGACTAACCTAATAGACACAGCAATTTCGATGCTTAACAGAGCAGACATGATTGTAGGACATAACATCATTGGGTTCGACATCCCTGCCTTACAGAAAGTAGACTCAGGGTTGTTTGAAGTATTCAAGCTAACAAACCAGAAGGTTATAGATACGTTAGTGCTTAGTAGACTCATGCACCCTGACATACGAGAGAAAGACTTCAATGCTCTGAAGAAGAAAGTTCCTTGGGTTTATAACAATAAGAACTTGATTGGAAGTCATAGCCTTAAGGCGTGGGGTCTACGATTGAATGTACTCAAGGGTGACTATGGTGACACTAGCGATTGGTCCACATGGTCACAGGAAATGAGTGACTACTGTATACAGGATGTTGAGGTAACTGCCCACCTATTCAAACAGATGAAGAGGGTTAAGTATTCTGGTGACGCTGTAAAGTTAGAGCATGACATAGCCACTATATGTACCAAGCAACAGGAAGATGGATTTTCATTCGATGTTCCTAAAGCAAGGAAACTATACGGAGAGTTGTGTGCTAAGAGGTCAGACTTGGAGAAGAATCTCAAGGAAGAGTTCGGCAACTGGTGGACTAACAAAGGCTTAGTAGTTCCCAAGAGAACACTCAGATTCAAAGATAAGACCAGAGGTGATTTTACTGAAGGTCAGTCGTACACTAGAGTAATACATACTGAGTTCAATGCTAACAGCAGGGAGCATATAGCAAAGAGACTGATTGATTTGTACGGGTGGCAACCACAACTGTACACAGACAATGGACAACCTAAGGTTGATGAAACTGTACTGAGTAGTTTGGACTACCCACACGCCAAGTTACTGTCTGAGTATCTGATGATACAGAAACGCATTGGTCAACTAGCAGAGGGGAATCAAGCATGGCTCAAATTAGAGAAGGAAGGAAAAATACATGGAAGGGTTAACACTATGGGTGCTGTCACATCCCGATGTACACACAGTAATCCTAATGTGGCACAGGTTCCAAGCGTGTCTGCTCCCTATGGTTCGGAGTGCCGGGCTTTATTTCATGCTCCCGATAATTCTTTTCTTGTTGGTGTTGATGTTAGTGGGCTTGAGTTACGTTGTTTGGCACATTACATGTACAGTTTCGACAAAGGTAAGTATGCAACTGAGTTACTGGAAGGGGATATACATACAGTCAATCAACTGGCGGCAGGGCTAGAGTCACGCTCCCAAGCAAAGACATTCATTTACGGATTCTTGTATGGGGCAGGCCCAGAGAAGTTAGGGGAAATTGTAGGTGGGGGTAAGAAGGAAGGTACTAAGTTGAAGAACTCATTCCTTAAGAAAACCCCTGCCATTAAGAAACTAAGAGAAGAGGTCAGTAAGAAGGTTAAATCGGAAGGATGGCTAAAAGGTCTGGATGGTAGAAGGATACCTATTCGTTCAGAGCATGCAGCCCTCAACTCATTACTCCAATCAGCAGGTGCCATCATCTGCAAGAAGTGGTTGGTCATATTTCATGAACAATTAAGGAAGAATAATTATGACAAAGAAGTCACTCAAGTTGCGTTTGTCCATGATGAAGTACAGTTGGTTGTACATGGTGATGAGGATAAAGCTAACACTATTGGGGAGGTTGCGATAGATGCAATTAGACTTACTGGAGAATACTACAACTTCAAGCTACCCCTTACAGGGGAGTTTAACATCGGTAGAAACTGGGCAGACACCCACTAAGAAGAAGTGTACTAAGTGTGGAGAGGTTAAAGATATTAGTTGTTTTACTAAAGACCCCAAAGCGAAATACGGAACAGCGACTCAATGCAAAGAGTGTTATAAAAAGTATTTCAGAGAGCATTATAAAAGTTCGATAAAAACAAGAATGAAGATATATGGAAGGCGTATCCTCAGAAAATACGGATTAACATGGGAAACCCATACAGCTTTAGTATTACGTTCCGGGGGTCGTTGTGATTCCTGCGGAAGTAAATTTACTGGCGGTCACGACACGCATATAGACCATTGCCATACTACAGGTGCGGTCAGAGGTTTGTTGTGTGGAGGGTGTAATAAGGCAGCAGGTAATTTATCAGATTGTCCTGATAAAATCTTCAGCTTGATTAAATACATAATGGAAACACGCTACAACCCTTTTTTAAAATCAGAAGACTTACATTCAAGTAAGCGAACCACTTAAGGATAACTACACCTATGAAAGTAGAATTACTCAACACGATGGGGAACGATGACACGATAGCTAATGCAGCAAGAGTGTCCTATTCAGAGACATCATCAAGCTACACGTTAGACCAGAACAATAGACTAATTAAGTACCTTGCCAAGCATGGACATTGGAGTCCATTCGGGCATGTACAGGCACAGTTTAGAATCACCGCTCCAATCTTTGTGGCACGACAGTTAGCCAAGCATCAGGTAGGTCTGGTGTGGAATGAAATCTCATACCGCTATGTACAGGCAGAGCAGTCTTACTGGGAACCAAAGGAGTTACGGTCAGACGATAAGAACATTAAGCAAGGGTCAGGCAAAGGAGTCCTTTCGGGAATGAAGGCGTTGATGGCAAGGTCAGTATATGACTCAGCTATCTCAGCATCAGCAATCGCCTATAAGACTCTGTTAGGTCTAGGGGTGAGCAAGGAGCAGGCACGTTCTGTATTGCCCACAGCAGTCAACACCGAGTGGTACTGGACCGGCTCAGTATTAGCATTCTCTAGGATTTGTAACCTAAGACTAGACAAGCATGCACAGGCTGAGACAGGGGAGATTGCACAGCAAATATCAGACCAACTAAAGGTCTTCTACCCAGAAGCATGGGGCGCACTAACAGGAGTAAGTGATGAAAGCTGATTTAATAATTGATGGTGACATCGTAGTATTCCAAGCATGTGCTGCTAGTGAGAGAGCAATCAAATGGGATGATGACCTATGGACTCTCCAGACAGACGAGTGGGAGGCCAAGCATAAAGCACACACTTCAATCGAAAGAATTATTGCGAAGGCTAAGACTTATTTTGATATTGGCTATGTGCATATAGCTATCTCATCTACCACTAATTTCCGTAAGGAAGTCTACCCTGACTATAAAGCCAACCGTATTAATAAACGCAAGCCAATGTGTATCCGTGAAGTGGTTGCATACCTAGCAAGCAAGTACCCAGTAAAGGTTTGGACAGGCATTGAAGCTGATGATGTCATGGGTATCTGGGCAACGATGAACCCAGACCAAGAGGTCTTAATCTACTCAGCCGATAAAGATATGGCAACCATACCGGGCGCATGGCACATGCGGAATCTGGATGATGAGCCAACCAAGATTAACCCTATTGAAGCAGACCGTAATTGGTTCACTCAGGCACTCACAGGTGACAGCGTGGATAACTACGCAGGCATTAAGGGAGTAGGCCCGGTTAAGGCTAAGAAGATATTGGATGGAGCAGCCACCGCATTAGAAATGTGGGAGCGAACCCTCAAGGCATTTGTGGGAGCAGGCTACACCCAAGGGGAATGCCTAACACAGGTACGACTCGCAAGAATCCTGAGACAGGGAGACTACGCAGAACTAACAGGAGAAGTGAAACTATGGAGTCCAGAATGGTCAAGAAAGTAGGCTTATCAGATGTATCCCCTGCTGAGTGGGATGCTATCCAAAGAGTACACACCTCACCATTAACCAAACAGGTAGGTGGGGACCACTATAAGAAGATGGCAATCCAACCCATCGACTACTGCGTGGCTAATAAGTTAGACCCTTATCAAACGAACATCATTAAGTATGCGAGCAGAATGTACAACAAGAACCAATGTCTATCGGATTTAGACAAAATAATCCATTACGCAGAACTCGCTAAAGAGAATGCAATTAAACAAGGAATCAAATGAACGACCACCCAATGAAGTGCCACCCAACATACCCAACAACTCACAGAAAAGAAACATTCAAGCACTACCAAGAACAAGCAAAGACCACCGCTATCTACGATAAAGAAGTAGCGTTGGAATACCTAGCCTCAGGGATAGCAGGCGAGGTTGGCGAACTAACAAGTATCATCGCTAAACAACTACGGAAGGGTAACTACTCAAGAGGTCCAGGGGGAACACAGAATTACTACCGCTATCCAATCAATGATATTAAGCACGAACTGGGGGATGTACTCTGGTTTATCAGTCAGATTGCTACAACTTTTCAGCTTGATTTGGCAGACATTGCCAATGCTAACATAGATAAGTTAGCTTCACGGAACGTGCGTGGAGTCATTGAGGGGTCAGGTGACTACCGTTGATTGCGGTAGACAAGTCACGGAATGCTCAACTGTCTGAGCAGTCGAAGGCATTGCTTGAGGACTACTACACCCTTGAGGGTGAGGACATTCAAGATGCTTTCGCTAGGGCAGCTACAGCGTACTCAGGTGGTGACG